TTATTGTAACCCAACTTTTGAACTAATTCTGCTAAAGCTTCTGGGCTAAGATTTGCTGATTCTAAGATAGATGAACTATCCGTAGAAGTAGCTGAAAACTTTTTAATTGGCTTCATTTGTATTTGATTTTTTTATTCTTTTTTTATATATCCATGTCTTTAGGAAAAGATATTACAATCAGAATTTAATGGTCTGTACATCAAACGGGAACTTTTCTTCTTTATAGATTTTTCTACGTTCCATACCGTGCCTGTATATGTAATTCATCCAATCGTGATCGTTTGTTTTATACCTAATGTCATCAATAAAATCATAGATCTTAACGACATCCTTTGATGCATGTTTACGGAGACCACGTCCAATTGATTGTCTAATAATTACTTCTGACTTAAAAGATTCGGTAAAAAAGATATTATGAATGTTTTTAATTGATATACCAGTTGAAAATGTACCGTATGAAGCAACAATTATAACATCGTCATTCTTCTCCATTCTTGATTTGAACTCCTCTCTGATATCTGCATTAACAGAACCATCTACATAATAGATCTTCTTATCTGTAATTTCTCTTAACTTACGATATATCTTTTCGCCGTATGCAATCTTATGAAACAGTACTAGCGAGTTAGACGTTGACTTTTTAATTACATTACAAATAAAATCTAGTCTTTTATCGTTTTCGTTAATAAAGTTCTGTTCTAAAGAAAATAGTTTTTGCCTATCATACGGATTCTTTGATAGTTCAGAGAATGCTTCTTTTTGTGAATCTGTTGCATAATCCATAAGGATCTGCAATACTTTACATTTTGCAATATGACCTTCGTCTTGTAAGTAATTAGCTTTAACCTGAGTTACAAGTGGTCCCATTGCTGACATTAAACTTAAACGATCAACGGTTCCTCTTTTAGGAATTGTTCCACTTAATCCAAATCGGTAGTCACAATGCCAACACATATCCATAATCTTTTGAATTGATGTAGCTTTAGCCTTATGTGTTTCATCTACAAATACTGCATCAAATTGAGAAAAGTATTCTTCCTCATATTTAACAAGAGATTGATATGTTCCTATAACAATGTTTGAACTTTTTCTAAGTTTAACCCCTGCATAAATTTGTTGGATTCTAATAGGAACTCTACTTTTATTATATTGATCAAAATCGCCAGTTGCCTGTACAACCAAGCTGACGTTAGGAACAATCATAAGTATCTTTTTCTTACCAAGTTGTTCCATCATATAGGCAACAACCATAAATGATATTAAGGTCTTACCGGCAGATGTAGCCAATTCAGCTAAGCACCTTCTATATCTTAAGATCTTAAAGGCTGCATCTATTTGATAGTCTCTAGGTTTAATATCAGAATCTTTAAAGAAATCATTTGCCCAATTAGTAAATGACTCAATGGTAATTTCCTGATCAAAAATGTTTGTAACTCCATTTAGTGTAAGAGGCAAATTGTATTCTTTACAAATATCAATGACCTCTTTCCAAAGGCCGCCAGGAATCTTATTCTTTTTAATGAAGGATATATTTCCGTCCCAAACCTTTTTCTTTACAAGTGGATGGAAACGCCACCCATCAATCTTTTTAGTAAGACTACTTTTTAGTTGTTCATATTCCAATTCGGTACATGAATCAATTACTAAAAACTTTTTATTATCTGATAGTGATAGTTCCATTATTGTTCATCATCGAGTCTTATGCGATTACGAATTGCAAATGCTAGGTTATCTAATGTCTTAATACACTCTTGGTAATAATCAACATGAGACTGTAGCATTTCTATTTGTATTTTTAGTGAGCTTAATTCTGCTTTAATAAACTGATGCTTTTCGCCGCTCGTTAATTTAACATCATAATTTAAAGTATACTCACGATACTGGGATCTATAATATCTTTCCCAGGTTGCATTTCTCTTAAATATCATTGTCTTAAAATCAGTAACCTTATCCAATAGGATCTGTCTATATGAAAGCATATTAACTTGGCATTCTGCCAATTCATTCATATTTTTGATTTTAAGAACTAGTTCATTTATTTTATTTTTCCAATCAACCCTATCGGTAGTTAACCTGAGTTCAAGTTCTTCGTTTGCTTGTTTTATTTGAGTATCATCAAATGCCATTAGAATATTCCTTTATCGTTATTAGTATGTTTTACTACCTTTATTTTAGGTTGAAATCTTTTCTTAGGTTGTTCTACTTTAATCTCTTTTTGATCATGAGATAGTTTACTTTTAGTAAACGATGTAAATAGCTTAATTCTCTTTTGGCTATCTTCATAATCTTCGTAAAAGTCTTCTATCTGTTCGTTCACAAATGATTCATATTTTTTTAGCTCAATCATATAAAAATAATATCTAAATGATTGTTTGTAAAATATCTATCAATGCTCTTTAAGCACCCAGTTCGATTTTCATATTCATATTTTACAAGATCGTTTAAGTCTTTAACCTTTTTTGCAGGAATTGAATAATCTTTCAAAAATTTATCCCACATAAATACGGTTTGCCCAGACTTAAGTTTTTCAATCATTCTGGTTTTTCCTTCAATATCATTATCAAAGAAATACCTTGCGGTTGGTATTTCATTAAACTCTAGTATTTGTTTTTTAACGCCAGTTAGACCTATGGAGTTGGTCATAAACATAGCATCAATAGGACCTTCAAAAATTGTAAAGTCTCTACTTAAATCAGCAGTAAGTATGCCGAATAACATTGATATCTTATTAAGATTATCCATGTCTTCTTCTGATACATTCAAAGGTTTCTTTAACCTATCATAAATTCTTTGAATGTTCCATGTTTTATATTTAGGACCTTTACCTTCAAGGTCCCTTGTTTGAAATCCTACTATTTTACCATCGGGGGTAAGATTAAAAACAAATAGTTCTTTCTTACGAGGATCATATCCAAATTGGTTAGTCTTATGTTGTAATAACCTACTCTTAAGATATGGATATGCTCGGTATGTTAATGAATTAATCGGATAGATGTTAAATCCAACCGCTAATTCGTCAAATGTTAATGCCAATTCTTTTATCTTATCAAAAAGATAAAAATCAAGAGATTCACCTAATGAAAAGGATCTCTTATTTTCTTTAATGTAATTTAATACTTCTACTCGATCCTCTCCTTCAAAATTTGAATTAAAGTCTTTAAGAAAAGTATCTAAAGAAACGTGAGCGGAACAATTATAACAATGTACATAAAGATCATTCCAATAAAGGTTACCTCGTTTCTTATTTGTACTGGTTGAAGAATCGCCACAGTAAGGACATGCAAAGTTTAAGCGATCTCTTCCTTCAAGTATTCTTCTTTTTTCAGGATGAGAATGGCTATGATGAAGGACTCGGACTACCTTATCGATAATCCGAGTCTTCATCTCAGAAGATATCATAACTTCTGTTGCCATTAGATTAAAGATCTAATCCGTTAATGAAATCATCGAAGTCATCTCCTGATTGTTTTGGAGTTTCTTCGGATTCAAATACTTCATTATCTTCATCTTCCATAACAGGTGCCTTTGGAGCCGGCGCAGGTTTTGCAGCAGCTTTAGGAGCAGGTCTAGTTAAGGTTTCAATTGAACTACCTGGAGAAGAATATTGGGAAATGATATTCATTACCTTGTTTCTCTGTTCATCATTCCAAGGTTTGTAATCAAAGTTAGCAAGATCAGGAGCATCCTTAAGATAATCCAAAATCATTTTACGACCTTCATTGGTGTCAGTTACATTTTCACCATTGATAGTCATTGCAGATCTAGATCCTTGGAATTTACATGAATCATAGTTAGGATAACCACCTTTCTTAGAAAGAACTAATTCAAAGTTCTTGCCTTCAAAAGGATCGAATACTTGAGTTGGTTCATCAAACTGAGGATTCAATTCCTCATCAATTTTAGCCTTAATCTTATATCCAAATTTGAATACTTTGATTTGACCTTCAAGATCACGATTTTGTGGATCTTTAACGATTTGAACCAATGCATAGAATACTTCCCTACGCTTTAAGCTCTCAGACATTTTCTTGTCTACTGCCGATTCTGAATTACGGAGTTTAAAGAACAGGTCTTGTACCGGACATTTCTCGCCAACGGTAGAAGGTGAGTCAGCATAAAAGCCATTACCATCACGATCTTCTAACCAATAAACGAATTTACGGACGAAAGGTTTGCGGGGATTTTTAATATTAGGTAAGAACCTAAGTAGAGAACGGTATGTACCGTCTTGCCCTTGATCGGGCTTTGGAGAGTAAAGATCGCTGCCTCCGCCTGAAGGGCGATCTCCTGTGTCGAGGTCATTAACACTCACACTGAAAATGTCGAATTCATTTGCCATTTTAGTTGCCTTTTTTTAAGTTTTGTTTTTAATTTAGTTAAAAGCATAACTTAGCATTGCCTATTTACGTGCCCGGGATTGCCAATAAAAACTTTGCCTTGTTATTGCCAGTTAAAAGGTCCTAATAAATTAGTTCCTTTGTTATTTATATATTCACAATGGTACTTAGTTTCAGACTATATTGTAATTTTCATCAGTAATTATACCAATGACATCAATATCTCTAATACTAAATATCTTATCGTCATTAAACATAAATTCAGTACCTGCCAAATCATGAAAAAGAATACGGCAGCCTACTTTGATATCTTCATCAAGAATATCAGATCCTACCGATATGACTGTTCCTGAATAAGGTGGAGCATACTGCCCTTCCAATTTAGGTACATAGATAAGTCCAATTTTTTCAGGATACTCATCTTTTTTAACAAAAATTCTATTTTTTATCGCGTTTATCATAAAAATCTGAAACCAAGTTTAAAACTCTATATATAAAATTTAACTGATTGATTGAAAGAATAGTATTTAATGGTTAGTGGTTTGAGATTTAAGTATAAAGTATGAATCTACAAGGTCATCTAATGGTTTTGGGATCTTTTCACTAAAGTCTTTACCTTGTACATATTTCCACAATTTTGTTTTCCTTAGATCTTCATCGTTTAGAACATCGTCCTGAAATGCTTTAATCATAAAGTGTTTGTTTGCATTTCCTTTTCCTGCCAACTTCTTAACATGTGATGGTTGAAAGATTGAGATCTTTTCTGAGCCATATATTTCAAGTAAAGCAGATCTTAAAAATGAATTGTACTGCACAATGTCAATAAATGAATTTCCAGTAGATCCATAAGAGAATCCTTCTAGCGATACATGTACATTAGTCGCGCCAAAAAATGTTACCAAAGAATTTGTAATTAAGTTAGATATTGAACGACAGTCTTCTAGCTTTTCTCTTTCCCTAACCAAAAAAGTATCTGCTTCTAAATTACGAAAGTAAGGGAATCCTAAAATTGTTTTAGATTCAATTAGATCTTGATGAACTTCAAATGCCTTTGGCATTTTCTTTACATCATCCCATATTCTATTACCAAAATTAAAAAATGAAATAAAGGTATACTCACCTTTGATATTTTTTACGCAAACAGCTGGACTGTTTAACGAAAAGTCAATTCCTATTCTTATCACAAAAGTAAAATTAGAGCCTCTTACCTAATACTGCACCAAGAGCAGCACCGACTAATCGACTGGTTAATAAATCATAAAGAGCACCCTTTTCAATTCCTAATACTTTCGCAATGGCTTCACCAATACTTTTTCCTAAAGCAAAACCGGTTAAGCCTCCAAATATTGATCCTAGTATCCCTTCATTGACAATTTCTTCAACTATAACATCAAGATTTTTTCCACCTGCATGAGCATCTAAAATTCTCTGAACTGCATTATCAACAGCCATCTGTTGTTCTTCTGTTAACTCAGATTCATTAAGAAGAGTATTTATATCAATAGAATCATTTTGATTCTCGGTAAGAAAGTCTTTAAAGGTTTTCATGCGTTCTTTATTTTATTATATATTTTAGACCAGATTTACTTTAAAGTCTATAAAGTTGTGGTGGAATACTAAGTCAAATGTTTGAAACTCAATTGTATTACTTGAAAAGTTAAGATCCAAATCACTGATACTTATCCATACCATTTGTCTGAGAGACACTGTAACAAGAATGTTTCCTTCACCGTCTAGAATCTGTATACCGTTCCCTTCAGGTACATGTGAATATTTACCAGGAAGTCGATAGTAATAATTAAATGTATCAATAGCCATCCAATAATTAATCCAACCATCAAATGCCTGCATAGTTACTTTAAACTCGCTGTCATATAATTCTTCCTCAGGTAAACTTGATCTATAACCTCTGGTATAACCTGGATAGTTTTGTTGTTCCGTTGGGCTATATGAAGGCCCTGGTAAATTTATTGATTGAATACCATAATTCCAATAGTCAATAGGTTCCTTAATGATACCACCAGGCATGCGATTAAAATAAGGTCTGTACTTATCTGCAACCTCAGGTGGAATAAAATTTCTAGGAAATGAAAATCTAAATTGATTATTTCTTGCGCTAAGTATCATATCTTATAATGCATTAGTTATTCCGTTTTCACCACTTACACCACGTAATCCACTAGTACCGCTAAAAAAAGTTACCTGATTAACACCTGGTATATTTTTTCTTAGTTGTTCAGCAGCCTGAGTAAAGAATGTTTTTCTAATACCATCAGTACCCGATGCCGGAGCAATACCTGAAATACCTGATGTTTTTGCATTTTGCTGTTGTCTATTTAGTTTAGCCAATTCTTCTGCAGCCTGTGCAGCTTTAGCTTCAGCTAATAATTCTTCAGCCCTTGATGAAGATAATTGCTCACTTAGTATTGCAACTTCATTTGATAGATTTTGATTACTTTCTTTTAAAGAATTAATCACAACCGTTTGCTCATTTATTAATTGTTCTTTTGCTCTTAAATCAGCATTCTGTTTTTCAACCTGTTCTTGTAGAGCTGCAATCTCCCTAGAGTATTGAAGTCTTGCTTCTTCTAATTGAGCACTTAGTGATACTTTAGGTTCTTCACTAAACGAAAGAAAGGTACCTGTGTATAAAACAGATTCATCAGATTGACCACTAGGGTCAGTCATCATTGTAGATATGTAAAAGTTTCTGTTATCTAATGCAAGTATCTTTTTTGCAGCATCGCTATCAACTTTAAAAAGAACCTGTCCTGTTGACATATCAACATTTTCAACATTGGTATAATTAGGAATTCTTATCTCATCGTTTTCTCCAATGAATACCATGTATATGGTTCCAACATTACTCAAATCAATAGGTGTATTGGTTCCGTCCACTTCATCATATATAGTAAAGATAAAGTAGTCATCGAAAGGGGACACCCTAATAGTACCTTCACCTTGTGGTTTAGGTTCCTCGTTTACCGAAAGAATTAAGAATCTTTTATAAACTTTAGTTTCCTTTTCTGATAATGGTATTTCGGTATCAATTGCCATCTTATTCAGTAATGTTTTGTATTTTTGCAGGTGATATAGCAGCCTTAATATTTACTCTATCTCTAAAAGTAGTAACGTATTTTGTTTTTACTACAAGTTTCTCTGTTATCTGCTCTGTGGTATTTGCTCGATTACCTGATGTACCGGTAGAAACGATTATGTTTCTTCCGTCATCTGGTGCAATTTGATTAACTACATTTGCAACAGTAGGAACAGTACCTAGATTTATTTTCATTAATCTTCTTCCGTACTTTTTAACATCAAATGAAGTGAGCCTTGCATTTTTAATGATCTGCGAATTGTCTGCTCTATTATAAAGTCTTAATACATAGTTTATAGCAAATGATACTGCTATACCACTATTAAGAACAATTGGTCTATAAAGAATAGGATCATCAAAATCTGTGGTTTGAGAAACGATTTGATTTCCTGTCTGTATATAAGTATTTCCGATTTGCTCGCTTAATGTAATCTCATGAAATACTACATAGTTTCCACCGGCTGAATTAAGTTCAGCAATAAGATTAGAAAGACTAGATCCTGTTACTAAGCCGGTTAATTCAAAGTAATCACCAACTGCGGATTCAACTACACTTGCATAAAGATAGTCATATATGTCTCTATTAAGTATAGTGTATGCATTGATCTCTTTTATTTCATAAAAGCTATATGCATTAACCGTTTGTGTGGTAAGAATACCTAGAGCCCTTATTGTAATAGTTGGACTAGTTACAAAACCAACACCTTCGGTTAATTTATATCCTAACCCATTAGGTACATTAGGATTAAAAGTATCACTCATATAATAAAGAGAAGGTACTCTCCATTCAATATAAGTTGAATACAGCTTATCTGCAATTAAAAGAGGATCTGGATTAAATACCGGAGTATCCGTCTTGAGAAAATTTATTGATGATAATACAATATCCTTACCATTTCTGTTCTGGGTAGCTACATCAAATATGATACCGTCAAATCCTTCAAATGAAAAACCTGCTACAAAATGAACTTTTACTCTATCATACTGAATATTTAAGTTAGGAGAAAAAGTTTGTAAAAGCTGAGATGTAGGAGTTAATTCCGGATCATAATCATTATAGGGAACTCCTATACTTGTATCAAGATAAACATACTGGTTCTTTGCAGCATTAATAGGAACGGCAGATATGTCTCTATAGTTACCCATAGTAGCGGCAACCGTGTCAGTATTAAAAAAGTATGAACCACCTGTATACCCATCCCTCATTATCTCAATAGGATAAGTAGCCGTATTAAAAGTAGTAGGATTTGCCTGGTCGGTATATACATACTCAACAAGGATACTATCAGATAATTGTATAAACTTAGATGATTCCATTTGTTCTATTTATTTACCACTGAAGGAATTTAGGAGTATAGTTTAGCCCTATCCCAACGTATGGTGAAAACCCAGATACACCGATTCCGTAACCTAAATGTAAACCGATGCCTACCGTTTTTCTACTGCTATATTTAATATCTAGCATTCCTGGTGACTTAGGATCTATTACGATTCCTTTTGCTTCATTAAAAGTAGTTCCAGGATAATCCGTTGCAAGATTTACAAAAACTTCTTTAGTTTTCTTATCTCTTACAATTGAAGCAGTTAACCAAATATTTTGTTTAAGATCTATTGTTGCATTTCCAAACTTTAGAGAATCACCTTCTGCTTTATAAGGAAGACCAACATTAATTGATCGTGAGCTCTTTCCCCAATTTGCAGTTGATGAAACTGTGGCTATAGAATTAAATTCACCTAGCACAGTATCTTTAACTACAACCGGTACATTAACGATTCTCTCTTCTATCTTAGTCTTCCACTTAATAACAGTTACTGGTGGTTTACTTTTTTCAAACTCTAATTCCTTCCTAGCCTCATCAAGAGTTAATGTTAATGCTCTAACATCAGCAACAGAATTACCCCACTTATCTTTATAATTTCTAATAGTATCTTTTTCTGCTAGGTAATTATTTTCAATTCTGGTGATTTCATTCTTTGCTTCTTTAGTTGCTTCGCATTGTCTTAATAATAAAATAATAAGAATTGCAATTCCTGCAAATAACAAGAGACGTGTGTTTTTAGGATCCGTTATAAAATCCCATACCTTTTTTAATATAGTTATAACATTTATCATATACCTTCTTCGTAAATTTGTAAAAGCTTATAAGGAGTAACCTCCGATGCTCCGTATTTTTCTATAAGAGAGTTCATAAAAACTTCTTCTTTCTTTTTAAGATAGTCTAATTCATCAAACAGTACATCTCTTTTTTCAGCTAAGCTTTGAATACTTTTTTGCATTAAATCTATAGAGAGTTCAATTTCTTTATAACGATCTACAAATTTTTTAAGTTCTATTCTTTCTTCTTTATTCATATTTTAAGTTTATGTGACATCTAATGTTGTTGTAGCGGTATCTTCAAATGCATAAGGCCCTGGATAATTTACTTGTGCCACGTTGGTTATAATCCAGCCTCTATCCGATGTTTTATTAGTGATTCCACTTAAAGTTTCCCATTGGGTAATATATGTCTGACCAATCCATAAAAGCTCTGCAAATAATTCACCGCCATATACAGAAGGACTAGCATTCCACTCACTGCATGAAGGGCTTGCTATAACCTCGGATGTAGTATTAGCAAAACTAAGAACATTAATTCCAACTGTACCTGATGGACCGCCACCACTACTTGGCCAGTCATATTGTACACCACCATCATAGTGTCTTCCGGGTTGTACAACAACATGAAGCTGAAGTCTTTGTCCTGGATAAAGGCCATCTGGTATTGTTAGAGGAAAGTAGTTATGATATGTACCAGCTACGCCACCTGTTCCACTAAAACTTCCAACATGTATATCTAGGAATGATGCATCCATATAGGTACTTGGTATTGTGTAACCTGTACCTGAAGTAAGACCCTGTGTCATAGGATCAATCTTTAAGTACTTTCTTACATATTGGAATCTGTTACTTACAGCTGTTGTATTTTCTGATGCATGGAATTTGTCACCATATACACCAGATACAGTGTCATATGCTGAAACTTTAACACCAAAATTTGCTAATCCTGCCACATGATTGTTAATTGCGTGGAATCCAGCAAAACCTGCATTACCTGAATAATTGGCAGCTGTGACACCTGCGGTGCTTATAATTACTTGTTCAATTGCAGATCCTGCACTATTTTTAGAAAAAGAAGCCATAGAATCACCGGTTGGTGATACAGATGCATCATTTCTAATAACATAAATAGGTGGCTTATTCTTAGCAAGGCCATCTGCAATTATCGCAATATGTCGAGTTGTTGTATATGGAGTAGCATATGATGATACGCCCCAAGTTAAGTTACCCTTAATCTTAGTACCACCTGATAATACATTTGTGTTATCTAATCTAATAGAATGCGTTGCTGTACTTTGTTCAAGTTCAATTAGATTAGAGCCACCTGTACCTATATTAACAGTACCAGTTACAGCAGATGTAATATTTATAGTAGCACCTAATAAATTAAGTACAGTGCCAGCTGAAACATCAATTGTTTGGCCTGTAGTTGAAATTGTAATAGGAGCAATTGAACTATTTAATAAAATGCCAGTAGCATCAACTCGTATTCTATTATTAGATGCAGATGCCATTAAAATAGTATTACCCCAATTGACAATATTATTTGCTTCAATTAAAGATGTACCTGTTTTGGTAGTAACGGATGTTGGAACTGTAATGTTTCCTCCAATTTCAAATAAAGCCGATGCACTACCAAATGTAGTAGATACGGCAAACTTGGCCGGAGTAGATGTGTTTGAAGTTCCAACCGTAAAAGTAATATCTGATATTTCGGATCCTAATCCAGTAGGTGTAGTATCAACACCTGAGATAAAATTAATGTGCTTACCTGCATAGTATTGCTGCCCTCTCTTCAAGGTATTTACATTGAATCCAATTAGGTCAGATACTGATAGCGGAGATGTAGCGGCTTTAGGTACATTTATATTTAGGGCATCATCAAGTCCTAAACTAATGTCTGATAGATTGCCAAATACAGTCTGTTCGTAATTCTCTCCAGCAATAGCGCCTCCGCCCATAAATTTAATAGCAGCGGCAGAAGAATCTTTTTGATGAACCAATACAGATAATACGCTTGTATCTAATGACTTAACCATTACATCAGGTATTAAGAATGCATTAGTAAATGATATACCACTAGGAGCAACTGCAGTTGTTGCAACTCCACCAAATACAGCAACAGATACAGCCTCATTAGTTCCTTGTACTGCACCTGAACTAGTTCCGCCTGGCATTGGTGCGATATATGCAACGTTTTGATTATTAATAGATCCGGATCCAGGATATCCACCTGCATAGTTAAAACCAAAACTAGATCCAGCAGAACCCTGTGGACCTGTTAGGTTAACTGATGTTAATATCCAAACCGTACCGTTATATTCCCAAACATCACCGTTGGCCTGTAAGTAATAGTCATTCTCTTCAACTGTTGCAATAATAATTGTGTTTGGATCAGTTCCTGGTGCAATAGCCGGATCATGATACCAGGTAGCACCACGCAATCCTCTGCCTCCTACCGGACCCGTAGGCCCAATCGGACCGGCTGGACCAACAGGACCACCTCCGTTCAACAGCAATTGATCAAAGTTAAAATTGATCTTATTTACTGCCTGGGAAATAGTATCCGATGGAATTAATTCTTGTATAGTGATAGGCATTATTCTTTTTATTTTTTAACTATTGTAACACTGAACCCAAAAGACTCAGAGAAACCAGTCCTTTTGTTATATATTAGGCTTAAATCAAATGGGTTTGTATTAAGTATCTTTGATGATACATTTTGATTAATACTTAAACCAGCAGATGCTTTTTCCGTATTCGTTAACTCGGCTGTTACATATGTTGATCCTTTCTTTTCTCTAGAAGATCCTACGTAAAAATCTATATTACCAACTTTATATAAACTTAATATGTTTAATTGAATATAAGTATTAACATCATCATCAAGAGTAGCGGTATCGCCAAAACCAAAGTTAAGATTTACATACTTTTCAAACTGAGGCTTTATGTAATTAAATAAGTATTCTGTCAATCTTTTTTGTATGAATAGATAAAACTGAACATAAGGTGTAGTTTCATTATACATAAATGTACCATCTACTAAGCTAGGATCCTTTACAGCATCTGGAAAATACTCAGAAGGCATAAAAGTTTCAAGAGTTATTTGCTGTGGAACCTTCAAATACTTCGATCCAAAGAAAGACTTTTTCTCTAACATTGATGCAGTACCAATTACACTTTGTATCTTTGTCTTATCAATACTCTTTATGAAATATCCAGGCTCCCAGTTAGAAGAAAAGATGTAATAATCTCTATAGTCAATACCAACTTCATTAATAAGTGGATATAGACTTAGGAATGCACTACTCGTGGATAATTCAAGAACAGTTGATGGGTCTTCTTGATTTACTTTATGATAAAAGTAGTTCTTAAGAATACCAAATGATTCATGCGCGCTATAAAATTGAGAATTTGAATATCTACATAGATTAAAAACTTTCCACTTATAAACTTCATCAGGAATAGGATTGCCTGTTGATGTTGTTGCAGTGGTTCCTGTTAAACCAGTATTTCCTGTCGTACCTGTGTAATACCCATTTGAAAAATCTATGTTTGCATAAGGGTCTCTAAAAAATACTATATCTTTAGCCAAAGGTTTAAACCACCCAGAATGTCTTGCAATTGGAGTAACATTAGGTTTTTCTAATAGTGATAAATCATAACCAATAATATCAACAAGGTTAAATGTTGTTGGTTTATTTCCATCAGGTAATATACCTACATAAACAGATTTTAAGATATCATCTTGTGGTCTTAACTGTATAGAAAATGTTTGAGCAAGACTACCATCACTTGCTAATACCGTGTTTCCATCTTTATCTATAGTTTCATAAATAATATCTGGATTACCTAGATTAACATCATTAATAATATTTGCAAAACTAAGACTATCAAAGGTACTTAAATACCCATTAAAGCCGCCACCTACAACTGTATATGAAGCAGATTTAAGTTTAGCAGATGAAGGCACTGGTGATGGTAATGAAATTGATAATCCATTTTTAAGTATAGTTGATGCATAAAATTGACTGTCAGACAGTACTCGTGAAATACCTTCTATTCTATAAAGGTCACCATCAATAGTAAATTCAATTGGATTATATTGACCACTTGAGCCTATCGTTATATCTCTAATAAATCTTGGAGCATTACCTAAAATATCAGAAGCACCCTGTACCAAGAATTGACCAACTGCCGGTGTAAATGAAGATGCATTGAAGTTTAAAGCACCTTGCATTATTGAATTTTCAAATGTATTATTTCCGATAGGTGTACAATCGGTTAATGTTTGAATCGAACTGTTTAATGAATATAATGAAGTTCTGTCAATTGATTTACCACCAGGATTTAAACATTGGTTTTCAAAAGATACAAAGATCAACATTACTATAGTCTTCCACTTTGTATTTTTAATAAACTTAATTTGCTTTTTAGGCTTTCCGGGTTCATTAGGAACCACCATGACAGAAAATCTATAATCGTTAAATGAACCATCTTTAATATAAGATAACTTAGTAGAATTAAAGTTAGCCTTCTCATCTCCTGATGATTTTGTTTTTGCTATAATTCTAACACCTCTTAAGAACGTCTCGGCAAAGTTTAATTTATCACCACCTGAAAATCTACCATATCGTAACTGCCTATCTATTAAATTAATGTTATTGCCATTCACAAATCTATCTGCTATAAAATATTCATTAAAGAAATTTCTATCAACTCTTTGGAATGTACCTACTGTAGTATCTGTACTATCGGTTGGTGCTTGATCAAAGTAACTCCATGAAGACTTAATTGCATCATTAGTGAAATAAGAGGGGAATTCACATAAGTAATACCACTCATGGCTAAAACCTACCGGAGATCTTCCGGTTTCCCATTGTGATGGCGCAAAATTGTTAGCACCAAATGCAAGATTAACATCTAAGCGATAAGGATTATTTCTAACATCAGTACCATCCGTGTACCAACACCACTTATTAATGTAAGGTATTATTCTTGATGCAACCGCTTGTTCTTTAAGATAGTTTTCTTCAAGCCTTTGATATTCAGATGTTATATCAACATCAGTATTAATATCAGGATCTGACCCCCTAAGAAGACCAATTAAGTTGGAAAAACCACCATCAGAATAAAAGCCTCTTATGTCTGGCCAATCACTTACACCATAATAATCAAAAGAAGACCCAGTAACACCAGTAAGTCCAGTAACACCAGTGATAGGTTCAGTTCCTTGATTATATCTAGAGATCTCATAATTCAACTCCCCTAACTGACTATAAGTATCATCATAAAAATCAAAATCAAAATCACGTATTGGAAAGAAAGAGAATCTACCAAAAGATGGTGAAAAGTCCGAATATAATGCTACCTGTCCTGATCTACTAACCTCTATTTGATCACTATCCAAAGTAATAATAACATAGTCATTAACTCCAGTGTAACCGGTTTGTAGGCCAGATCCACTAAATATAGGTTCATCTAGGTAAGGAACCCAATCAGATATAAGTGTAAAGCCGGCTTTAGTCTTAACATAGTCCCCTTTTATAAATCGGTCTTGATCCCCAGCAGTAACTTTAAGTAATGAATTTTTTGTATCATTTCCACCAACAAAGAATGCATTAGTATTAGTCTCTGATGTTTGAGGATAGGTAATTAATGAATCTATAAGTTCTGGATATTCAATCCATGAAACTTCAAATTTTAGTCTATTAAATCTGCTACCACCAAATCTTGACTGCAGATAAACGGTTGAATCATTAATAGAAGAATCAAAATATCTAAACTCTGGGTTAATACCAAATGTTATTGCTTTATTGATTGCAGATGCAATTTCAGCAGGAGTACCTGTTGGATTAAAGAAACTTTCAAAAGATGTACCAGGCCCAGCCGTTAAAGAAACGTTAGCCGATACCTGCCCAATTTGATTATTGCCATCATAAAATGTTATTGAAGAGCCATTAGGAAATTCACCTATCACTTTTAAGTATGATGTTGCTTTTCCCAATCTACTAATTATTTCTGCATTTGCAAAAGTATCAGGATCATCATACCCAGTTAAACGTGATATATCAATTTTCTTATCAAACAATCTTATTTGATTTGCTCCCCATGTAGAACCTTTCTTGACGGTATGAAATTGATCATTTTTATCTTTAACATAAAAAATAGATTCAACTTCTTTAACTCTTGACGGGGTAGGTAAACCTGTAACAGTATTAACCGACTGAGGATCCAAATATAGCATAACTCCTCTATCATTTGTAATGTTAAATGGAGTATTAAGATATTGAGATATCTGTTCAATAGTGGTTATTTTAGGTAACTGTGTTTTCTCTGTACTTTCGTAAAACCCTGTACCGGATATCTTAAATGTCCCTTCTTCTATTTCGTTTACATATAAACCAAAATATCTATTGATAGAATAATCATCAGCATCGGTATCACTAAATAAAAACTCCAAATTAATTAGGTTTGCTAATAATACGCCGTTTCTCTGAAACCCTTGTGTTATGTAATATTCATTTTGAACTATTGATGCATCCTTTGTAATAAGGTCAGTATACGAAAAACTACCAGATGAGGTAAACCCACCATTAAAATATGATATTCCATTCCAGGTAATAGGCTCATCTTGTCTCCAACTTACTGTTAAGGGCGCCTTTGGAAATGCATCTTGTGATCTATATCTTCTAAGATACGATCCTAATGTTGATGTTTCGGTTAAATCAAACGTCTTAATAGCCGTACAATTTTCTAAAACAAATTGTGTAAACTTTTCTGAGGTTTGTGCTAATGTTTCGCCATCGTTTTGATTAGCTGCTCCATAATTATTTACAGCAGATGGATTATCTAACCTAAATACTACAAAGTAATTTGGTATTTGTTCATTAAGCCAAATAGGTGCAAGTAATCCTAAATCTTCTGTGTATGATTCGGATGAAACTGATCTTGCACCGTATGAATAAAACATTTCATACTGCCCACCATATTCAGCTAAAACTGAAGTGTCACGAAATTCTTGAAATACTTGATATGCAAGCTCGGCAGGAAATGTCCCATTCTTAAAAAATCTAAAAACATCATGATCGTAAGTACTAGTGCCATCTATCTTAAATGCCTTAAATTTAGAAGATGACAGTTGATCATTTGCACTAAAAGACTCAAGATATAAATCTGCGCCATTTGAGACGAGTTTTACATTTCCTGTTAATTTTGGATTGGTACGTACTAAACTATACGAAGCTTTATCAAATAAAGGCTCTGCCATCTAATTTTCACTTTTTTTATTTATTCACTAAACTATTAGCGAAAAACCAGATAACAAACTTAATTAGAAATCTTGTAGTCCAGATCCTCTAGTTAAACCATCTTGAATAACTCCACCGGACTTAACGGTTTTATTAACCTTAGTTTCTACTACACTTGGTCTAAGTTGAGATATAACTTTTTCCAAATCACCAAGTCCTTTTGTAACGGATACAGATGGGAATACGTCTACGTTAAGATTGTCAGATTTATATTTCGCAAATACTTCAATGTCATATTGATAAACATTATCAGCATTTGGCCAAATATCAAATCCAATCTTCTTTGCATATGTTAAATTAGTAATTGCACCAGTAGAATCGCCAGCAATGTTTCCTAAACCTCCAGTAGAACCAGAACCTGTTCCAAAGTAATCAGTCATTCTATATTGGAATACCATCGGAATGTTTATGGAATTTTGACTTCCAAATTGTATAACCTTACTAGATAATACAGAATCTCCATCTACCTGAATCATTTCATGATCATCTGCTGATATGAATAAATAAGATCCACACGATTGCTTTCCTAATAAGTATTGATCAAATGTATCAAATGAAGTTTTTACATTTCTTGAATAATCAATAAAGTTAGGGTTTGCTGGGTTACTTAATGCAGGTATAAATGTTAACGTTGGACTAGCTTGAAGAGTTTGTCCTGTATTAAAACTAATCAATGTAGAAGATAGAGTAACCAGGTCAGATACATTTTCGTTAAGATATATTGACTGTTGCTTACCGTTTAATTGATCTGATGCAAGAGGAATAAATTTAGAATGTCTAAATAAAACTCTAGCAGTACCGTTACCTGTAGGTGCAGTACAATCTATTGCACTGGTTAATGTAGCAGGTAAAGTAGCAGTATCACCAGTTGCATAAATGTATGCAGCTCTATATGCAGCATAAGAAGCAATCCAAGGATGATTAATATGTACCTCTATACTATTATCACCCTGTGGTAAATCATATGATCCAGCTGTAGTAGGATTACCCGATGCATCAAAGCCACCACCCCAGATAAATTGCCCAGCCGTTACTGTTGATGAAAAGTTATCTTTAAGGAAAAAGTTTTCACAAGTATCTAGGTTAAATGTATAACCATCATTAGGATTTATGTAACTGTAAAAAGTTTCCTCAGATGAAACATCTTTAAATCTTGAGTAAATAAATTGGTTCTTATTCTGTGCAGACTGAAATGGCGATAAAGATACATCCTGACCGTACTTATTAGTAGAAGTTACAGATGGATTACTTAATACAATCGGAACAAGATCATATTTACGAATTGTGTTATAATCACTATCAGTAGTTTCAAATGTAGCTCTATTTGTACTTTGGTTTATTGAACTGTTATCTAACCAAGAATATGTTGCAGGTAAAATAACAGATCCATTTGCAGCCTCAGAATTAGTATAACCAGGATTTTCAGATTCCTTAACCATTCGAGTTCTAGAACCAGTAATCCTTGCAATTAATCTTAATCCTGTTTGTTCGGCATTAGATAAATTAATAAAGAAAGTTTTTGTAACGATAGCGCCGCGTGGATCATCCAAGTCCTTAACTTCATTAAAGTAGAATCCAGCAAAAACCTTGGTTGATGAATTACGCTTAATGTTAATTGTATTACCTTGATCATCAATCAGAGTAACAACCAATTCACCTGCAGCATTTCTAAGTATTTCAGAAAACTCATCAAGTCTTGCCTGCATTTCTACCAACTTAGAGAATAAGTCAACTGGTGTTTGGCTTTCAGATAAGAATCCGGAAGCAATTACACTAGCAGAGTGAGCATAGTATCTTTCGTTTGCGGTAAATGAACTACTTAAGTGTTGATCAATACCTTTTGCTCTAAGACTTTCTTCAAGACTTACTTTTGCAATGTCTTGTTTATTTTGATTAAGAATTGATTCTACCGCACTATCAGAACTTAAGTCTGCTGGAAATTCAATTCTAACTGCATCTGACCAATCACTCTCCAAAGGATTAGATGGCCAACCTGCTTCAGATATTGACTTAACCTGAACTTCAACAATTTCTCCTTTTCTAATAGGGATATCAAGTTGATTAATATTTACAGCGTCAGCATTATCATTATTAATAGTATCCCATTGATAAAGACCAGTAATTGGATTCTTTGATCTAGGACGTAATACACTGTCAATTATTTCATAGTTTGAAAATGCACCTTGACTGGTACCGTTTCCATCAACAAATGTAAATTGATCAACTGGGTTGGCCGCGCCATCTTGAGAAAGATATCTATATCTAATCTTAAACTTAACAATTGCCTGTGGGCCAGTTGCTGGTGTAGATTTTTCTGCAGGCATTGCCCAGAATCCTCTTACTCTATATTTAGGAGTTATACTTGCAACAGAATTATCTTTACTATTTGCATCTATCTCTTTTACAATAGAAGCATATAATTCAGCCTGAGTACTTCTATCTGTGATAAGACCTTGTAAAGCATTCTTATCAGCATCTCTTTCAACATCAGTACTATAATTTGTGGTCTGAATCTTTGTTCTATACTGTGAAATTGCAGTATCTAATTCTTTTAGACTTGATGTTAATGTATTCTTTTGATTATTAAGATCTTGTAATTGTACAACCGCATCAGCATTTGTAACTTGACCATTTACCAATTTAACCTTAAAGTCAGATGCAGCTAATGCAGGTGCATTAGGAATTAAACCTTCTCTTGTTGTTGGCAATTTATCCTGGGCGAATGATAATAGAAACTTACCAAAATCAACAGCATACTTTTGATAATAGTCAGCTAATGTTTGCTGTGTACCATCAGAAGCAATAGTAGTCAATGTATTTGTATAAAAACCTGCACCAGGCGACCAATTAATTGAAGGAATCTTAGAATCTGGATCAATCGGCTTAATGAATACTACACAACGCTCATTAAAGCCTACTGTAACATCCACTTGAACATTATCGTTAATGCCAGAACCTATCTTAAGAACATCAGCTCCAATTTGAATAGGTTTAGTACCTTCTACTAAATCAAGGATAACTGAATTGGTGCTAGAATCAACACTCTTAACAATATATCGAGTATCAACCGGGTTAGAAACAACCTCTAAACTATCACCTACTTTTAGCTGTATCGTGTCATCAAAGTCAGCCAAAGTATCTGTATATAGTAACTTATTTAACTTATATGATTTCTTCTGAGATGTGACAGAAACACCATTAATCTCCTCTGTAAAATTAATATCCGATATCCTAGTAACACTAAAGTTTCCGCTATATCTTTTATTCCTTGGAGGAAGATCAACTACGGCTTCATCTAATACATAAGCAATGTTTCTTTCAACAATTTGCTGAAGAAATGTAAAGTAGTTTACATCAGATCTTCCATTGTAATTATTTTCAAAGAACTGTATTTTAGCCTGAGTATTAGTATCTAAAATGTATCTTTGAATAATTGCCTTCTCTGTATCAATAGGAACCTGACCGGTTAAATCAAATGAAATATATAGAAGAGGATTAATTAACTCTTCAAAAAACCAGTTAGGCTTTATGTTAAATTGATTTACTGAATTTATAGATGTTAGGTTAGGGGCCTCGGATGGCAATTTTGCCAATACCAATTTTCTAAAAGTACCATCTGCAAGTCTAACCGAACTAGATCCACCGCCTACATTGGTTATAGTGTTAATGTTATTATCTAGTCTGGTAATTGAGTTCTTTAAGAATCCAAAAGACGGTATTGTTAAACGAGATAATGTACCGTCCTCGTTTTGAATATTTATAGTAACTGACTCTTGGCTTGATGTGATTGCCTGATTCACTCTCTCAAAGCTCTCTAACGAATTGTTAAAGAGTCTTAAAAGTTCAGGTAATAAAGTTGATATTGAATTTTGTTCAGCCATTTAATTAGATACTTTTATTATTTATTTGATAATGTCATACACAAAATTAAGTACACCCTGTTCAGTACATATTAATTCAATGATAGGTTTAGATGAAATTTCATTGTTAGGAATTACACCAATAGTTACACCATAAACACCTTGATTCAACCTATTCAATGAATCTGTGTAAATTCTAATATTCTTTGAAGAGATATCTAATGTATTGTTAAATGTAAGTTTTACAACCTGCCCAGTCTTCCACTGAATGTCAGAATCATCAATGTAAATTAATAGATCTCCACCAGCAGCATTTACTGTACTTACTCTTAACATGTTTGTAAACGTGTTTAAGGATGTATAAACTTTAGGCGAAATTACATTTAGATCAAGAGGATTAGTTGAAGTAATCTCATTACCGTTTTCATCAAACGGAATCATAAATATGTATTGCTGAGTAACTTGATCAACCCTAACCTGATTAGGTGTGTTCTTATTTAATGATATACCAGGACCAGCCCTTAATACATCGGTATTGTATTGTAAAGTAGATGAAACATTACCATTAGCTAATGATTGGATTTCATCTGCATTTTTTGCAATTAAATCCAATAATGTACTTCCATTTGCCATAGAAATAGAAGCATTATTAAATTGCTGTTGTAAACTATTAATTTGAGCTTGTAATGAATTAGAAGTTGATATTGCATCAATACTATTTTCTAATCCTTGTACTCTTTGCTCTAATGAACTTAATTCTATTTGCTGTCTTTGGAATATTCTAGCAGATTCTTGAAGTTGAGCAGTAGCATCAACAAACAGACCCATAGAGAAAGTGTTATAGTCATTAATTATAGTATCAATCCCGGCAGTACCAGGTGATGCATCAAATCTAAGATTAATCTTAAAGCCATAACTGTTACCGTTTTGACCAGTAACCCTGTTAGGTTTGTATTTAGGATATCTTTGAATGTAACCGCCGTCAACTGTTGGAGTAATGTTATCTAATAACAAAATACCATATAGGTTAGTAACCGTGTTAGCAGAATTACTTAAGTCTACTAAATCATAATAAACAAGAACTGCATTAAATTCAAATGTGCTTGATAAATCAATGCCATTAAATTGTGGAATGGAAGAAATTGTAGGGTCTTCTACAATTTGTTGGTAATGTGTTGGATTAAAATCTAAACTTATACCATCAAGTCTACTTCTACGATATGCAGAACCACTAAACCCAGCAGGACTTCCGTAGTCGGCTGGATATTTTCTAATATCAATGTTTCCTGGATTGGTAAATGTTGTAGGCTCAGTAAAGTACGCATCAGTTGTACTTGGTGGAGTTGTTTCATTCATCCAGTTTGCATTAGGATCGGTATAACCTGCAGGTCCTCCGCCTAATAAGGCCTGATCATAATCATAAAAAGCAAAGATATCTAAACCTTGAGGATGAATAGTATTTACATTTCTTCCTAAGATATATTCACTAGAACCTTGAATCTTTAGACTTGGTTGATAATTAGCATCAGATACAGAATCAAATAAAATAGTAGGAGTATTACCAACCTCAGTTGGAACATTTATGTAAAGTTCTGTATAAGCTTCACCTGCTTTATCAACATTATTTACGATATCAATCTCTCCAAGATATTTAACAACTCTTCTGTATTGAACATTACCTGTTGTTATTTCGTCTTCCTCAACAAATAGGTTTCCTGCAACTGAACCACTTTTTTCAAGTGTGGTTGCAGTTCTAAAACGAATTGCTCCAGTTTCTTTAAGCCATTTAAAGAACACGCGCTCAGTAACGGTTCTTCTAACTGTATTATCATAACCTGAATTACTTAAAATTAATTCCTCTAGGTTAAGTGCATAGTTTTGGAAACTCTCTGCCCAGTTAACATTAGGATCGCCTTTTAGTCCGCCATTTTGGATCATACCATCAATAGTATCAAACTGCATATAGTTTTGATAACTACTAAAAGTAGAAGGATCCAATCTATCAAAATCTGGAATATTAAGTAGAGCAAACTTAGAAAAGACCAGTCTAAGGTTCTCATTATTTAGAGTCTTAGAGAGGTCTCTTGCTGCTGAAGAGAAAGTATAAAAAGTTCCTCCGTCTGCCTGTGGCGTTTTAATTAAAGGCGTTGTGGCCATCTATAGCTTATTAGTTTTTATTAAAGGATTGTATATCCAGTTCCACCGATTACATACCATTCGCCGTTACCGGTTCCATCATCAATACAAAGTAAATGTACTGATTCACCTTTCTCGCTTAACTCAATAGTTGGGGCTGGGGTAGTAGCACCTGGTAAAATAAGTGGGTTTACTGCGCCCTTAATATAAACTAAACCGGTTGTAGAGTCAGAATAAGTAAAGATTACTTCTTGACCAATTGAACCATCGTTTAGTAAAATGTTAAGAGGAGATCCAGTATTTGAATTACCAACTCTTTCAATAGTGTAAGGTGGAATCGCTGTACTAGTACCAACCTGAATTGTTAGAGATGGTCCAGAAAAAGTATCATTAAGTGTTTGTGGATCAACATCATTTCTGAATAACCCAGCACCATTAAGGTTAAGGTTACCGCTCATATTAACTCTAGTCAATATGTTAAATGTACTAGCATTAATATCAAGTAATACTGTACTTAAACCTACTCTTAATGATTCTGTCTTAACATCAGCCAGGTTATTTAATGTTCCTGCGGTTGGATTAAAGTAAACCTCCATCGCATTAATCTCGCTAGCAAGAATGTTAAAGTTATCATTAATAACTAGTCTTGATCCTGATAATGAATCGGTTCCAAGAATTTCTGTTACGCTTATAGCCATTTTTTTTTCTTATTTTATGATTAGAATATTTCTTTCCTTTTTATATTTATTCCCATTAGAATCTGTTAGTTCTAAGCCTATCTCGTATCTACCGGGATCTTGAAACAGGTATGTTAAGTACTTGCTTTCAAAATATATATCAGGTGTGTTAGGATTAGAAGTATTTCGTATTGTCCATTTAGGTTTACCTTTTCCATTTATTTTACATTTATCATATACAAACATGAGCCATGTCATTTTAGGAAGTGTTTTCCCTTCATTAATAAATCTAGCAGTATCCCATGTAGGATTACTTGATCTATGTAAACCTTTTCTATAGATTAAGCTTTCACATCCAGTTCCAGTTGAACCAGTATTTCCGGTTATTCCAGTAACACCAGTATTTCCAGTAACACCAGTAGGTGTACTTCCGGTTGATGCACATATCCTGTTTCCATTTACATCAACGATATCAACATCTTGCCAATCACCATACTTACCAAAGTAACGTGAAACTGCCTGTATAAACTTCTCATTATTTGTTGCATCAAGTACAACATTGTAAATGTACTTATTAATTATAGGATCATTACTTAAATTAAGTTTAGAAGCTGCTTGAGATAATGTTGTAATAGTTGGATCAAAATAGAAAGTACCTATATCACCTTTACGATCAACTATTCTAAGATATGAGAAAGTTGATATTTCTTTAAATTGAAAGAATGCAGGAGTATCACCGGTAATTGAAGTTAGATCCCACCATAGATGATAGGTATCATTCCAGTTTCCTTTTGTTAAGTTATCCCAATAATAAGGTCCTACAAAACTAGTGTTACCATTATCTTGGTAATTTAATAGTCTAAAGTTAGGAGATACACCTAATCCAAAATTATTAAGTATTGCATTAACTCTATCAAGAGAATCGTATAAACTAGGAGTTTCTTCATCCCATGTTACGCTAGGCTCAATTGGAAGGTTCCATGTAGAACCATATTCGTTCCATTTCCACTTACCATCTGTTAACCAAGTGTATTCATATTTTCTAGCCTGATACCAACCTGAATATTCAACCTCCTTACTACAAATATCAATAACATCAGTTTTTATTATTGAAGAAATGTTATTGTAAAGATCAAACAGTTTCATTTCAACATTATAACTACCAACATAAGGTAATGTTATAGGAAGGCTGTTATAAACATTGATAGGACCTCTAATTGTAAAGAAGTATTCAGGAGATGACTCAGTCTCTTCTTTATAAACCGTCCATTCAATTTCACTAAAGTTTGATCTCTGTATGCTATTCCAAGTATATAAGATTTCTCCAGGATTATCAAACTTAAAGAATACTGCTCCGCTAACTGGGGTACGAATAACTTCAACTTGAATGTTTTGCGTATTACTTCCATAAAGTCTTATGGCAGTTCCACTGGTTAATGTAACTTGGCTAATATCAAAAAATAACCAAGGAGATACAAAACTATTCTTTAATGCAACTAATTGGTTATAGAGTGCAGTTGTTACTGTGTTATCGGTGTCACCAGGTTGGACTACATATGAAGCTTGTGATCCGGTTACAGGATCATATATTCTAAATTCATCTCCAACATTTGCACCCTGTGGATCAAAATCAAATGTATGAAATGTATTTGCATTTGAAACCTGGTTCCATGTCATATCAATGTTATTCCATGTTAAGTTTCCAAATGAAGTATTTTCTAATATAACTAAAGATCCTACTGGTACATCAGGTTTATCAGGTAATACACCATTGGCACTCGGTGAATATCTAGTAAAATATGAAGCATATACATTAGCAATATCAGCAATAGAAAAAATCTGAGCACCAAAAGGTGAACCTAAAATACTATTAGGATCAGGTCCAATCGGAGGACTAGGTAATTGATCACCAGGATTATATGGTCCTACTACAAGGTTTCTATATGTCTGTATATTACTTCCTCCACTACCAGATCCACCACCAGAGGTACTATATGCTAAGAGTGGGGCTACATAAGCATTACAGAAGTTAACTATTGCTTGACCAACAATGCCTTCCTGCTGATAGCAAAAATCCGCAAAGCTTCTAAGATCCTCTAGATATGAACATCCTTCAGGACTAACCTTAAAGTTAGCAGCAATACCTACATCAATATTTCTTTTATCATTTCTGCTTATAGTATTGGTAAGTTCAGCCAATCCAAAAAAGTCAGCTTCACCAGTGATATCCTTAATATGAGCATTAAGAGGTAAGAATTCTTTTTCTAATTTTCTCTTAAGCCCAAATAGCTTAATAAGTACTTCCTCTAAGGTATAGTCAAATACCTCCTCTGTTTGTGGAAGATCATCCTCATCATAAAAGCCATTCTTAACCTGATTAATCTTATAGATTAAGCTAAACATATTGGTCTTCCTAAAGTTTTTATTAGGAAGAGTTATTGTCATATCATTATAATTAACCTCAGGATCAAATAGGTTTATAGCATTAGATTGAATATACTTGCCATATCTAGGAGAAGACTTATTAATGTTTTTCCAGAACTCTTTAACCTGTAGATTATTATAACCAAAAAAGTTAATTGCATTAATAAGACCTTTGTAAGAACCAATAAAAGGATAAATGTTATGACCTTCCATCATAAGCTCTTTTCTCTTTCGGTTTAATTCAATAAAGTCAGGTTTTTGTTCATAGATATTTGTATCCCTAAAGATATGTGTATCATTAAGAGCAATGTTATAACCAAAGTTTTCGGTCATAGTTCTAAGACGTTCATCTTCACCGATTGTCTCGCCAAATACCGTTATCTTTGCAACGTCAGTACCTGTGCATTCATCTCTAATGATTAGAGTTCTTTTAAAAGTATCTTCTTCCTCCGAGTTTATAGTAAAGTTAATCTGAAGAACCTGCGGTCTAATGTCATTTGTTACAACATAGTCTTCAGAATCAACAGTCTGCAGAGGATCATAATCTAAAGGAATAGCAATTTGATCATACTTAACCAATGGCGGTCCTGCAACTTCTATACTTAATGCAGAATTTGTACCAGTTACAAAATTTTCATCAAACTGAAATAAGAAGATTGCCTCAGGGTCTGTTGTTTCCCATTCAGCTAACCAATCACAAGTTCCAGTGTTTCCTTGTCCAGTAAAACCTGTTTGCCCTGTTATAGGATGAGGCTCATATGAATGTGGATATCCAAATTTCTTAAGACCGGTAGTAGCATTAATAAATTCCTGTAAGATAAACAATTGGCCTACCTCAAAAAGTCCAGTAGAAACTTCAGGTAAGTAAATATTGCCGGTCCAAATATCATTAGTTTGATCATAATCAAAATTATAATACTTGCCGTTCTTATCAAAAAAGTATATATGACTCCAGCGATTCATCTTAATTTATTTTTTGATAGTCTTTAGGTACTGCAAAATTGTAATAGATTCTTAGAAACTTAACCTTATTAATAAAGAAAACCATAATACCGTTTAAGTGTCCTATGATAAAGTTTGCAAGTCTTTCATTACCAAACATATAAGGTGATAAGGTTTTCTCCAACAAAGATTCGCTATAGTCAAAGCCGGTGTTCTTTAATTCCCAGCCTTCCTCATATGCCGTTTTATACGGACTTTCAAAACCTCTTCTTTTTTCTGTTAACTCGTTCATTATAAATTCTTAATTACTTTCTGTGTACTGTTATCTAAAAGTCTACCGGTATTAGTTGCTCTTGCATTATTACTTGTAGCAATAGTGGTTCCCTTATTTCTCTTAAGTTCATTAAACCTTTCTTGCTGAGTTTTATTATAAAGATTAGCAGCAGTAACATTCTTAAAGAATACATTAAGAGAACCAATTCCGTTCTTAACTGGTGTTTCTTCAAAATATGTTCCATTACGATCTTGCCATCCACCTCTTATAACAGCTATATCATCAGATCCTATAATGATATCTCCAAATTCATCCAATCCTAATTGAGGATCTTCACCTTCAATTAAAACTATTTTCTTATTCTCAATCAGAACTCTTTGATCGGTTGCTGGATCAACACCATAAACCGGAACAAAATAGAAACCGTTTCTAATTGCATTTTCATTCTCTTCAGAGATAAAGAATACATTAACAGAATCAATTCCTGGAATATCTTCTATTAATGAAATTAAATCAGATCTAGGTATTCTATCTCTTCTGTTTACTTTTAAGAAGTAATCATTTAATGTACTTCTAATTGCTGTGACCAATTGATCTTTATCATATCCTTCTATCCAACGGGTTACAATATTAATTGCATACTTTTTAACAATAGGATCATTTATTCTAACCTCAGCGGTAACAACCTGACGGCCACTCTTATTTAAGATTTCATATACCTGATTCTTTTCATCCTCAGTTAATGTAAACTCTTCAAGAGGAACATTAAAGTAATCCTTATCACTTGTGATCTTCTTATTAATGTCAGGAATTAAGAATAGGTAAATGATATTATCATCACTTACATATTGATCATCTTTAGTATTATATGCATCTACAAATGAAAATGAATCATACTTACTTAAATAGTAAATGTAGTTATTAGGATTTGCCAAAACAAATGAATTACTCTGATACGGCGCAATAAGACGGGTAAACGCAGGGTCTTCACTGTCTGAACCAAAATTAGGGTTTCTTACAATATTAAGAGATAAGACTTCATTTAGATCAACCTCTTGCCCTAAATAATCAGTACCAGGATCAACAAATTTAATATCGAGATTTTTACCACCAATGTTTCCAGTAGATCCCCTAGTCTTAACATATGTTACTGTGATAATAGAACCTAGTGGAGGTAAATAGCCAAATTGATTATTTCCAAAAAAGATACTTAAACCGCCATTAACACTAGTCTTACACATAAAGTCTTTATGACCAGGACCCATATCATATAATGAATCAACCTTCTTCCACATCTCGCCATCAACAGTTACAGTTACCATGTATTGGTCAGTTGGTTCCTTTGTAGTTAAATTGTAACTTTGCAAAGGAAGACCAGAACCTGTAAAGGTTTGTGTTTCAATTTGGCCTTGGATTAATTCAACATTAATGAATTGCTTATTAGTTTTTTCGAGTCTTATGTAGTCACTATCAAATTTAATAAAGTAAGTTAAGCCATTTTGACCGACTTCCAATTTAGCACCATTTAAGATTTGTACATAATCTCCACTGAATAAGTTTCCTGCTTTAGTATTAAGTCTTAAACCAATAACGCCTTGCGCAGATATTCCTCTAGTAGGATCATGACCAGTTAATCTAGAAAGACCATAAATTGATTCAATGTTTCTAGCCCTAGTAATATTAAGCTCGGTTGCAACTGCTTCAATGTAATAAAAAATCATTTCACCTAAATTGGCAACAACCGTTAATAGCTGTCCAAATGGAGAAGCTGGTGTAAAAACTTCAGCGGCCTGGTCATATGTTCTTTGCAAAAATTCAAATGCATCATAGAACAGTTGGCTTGCCTTTAATCTCGTTTTACTAAAGAATGACATTTATTATACTATTTTTAGAAAAGTGCTCCAATTACTCTTTGTTCATTTATATAGATATCAACAAGAGCACCGTTTCTACCTTCAGTGTTAAAAAAAGATACTCTGACATTAATCCCAAATAAATTATCATCGGGTAAACAGTATGCCTGAATTTGAGAAGCAATTCTCTGTTCAATTACTGCTTCATTTAGAACTATTGAAAACAGTAAATCTTCAAGATTACATCCAAAATCAGGTACACCTAAAACGTCACCCTTTCTTGTAAAAAGAACATTTTCTATTTTCAATATTAGTTGAGACAAGCCATCAGTTACGTCAATAATATTTGGCGTATACTTATTCTCGGCTGGGCCTCTACTATAAATATCGTTGATCATAGAGAATATTCTTTTAATATATATTCTCTTAAAAATTTACCGGTCTTATAATATAAATTAGCCAGTATAAAAGTAGTCAACCCCTTCATCGCCTTTAATCTCTTCGATGATTGCATCTATTTCGTCTTTACCTTCTGATGCTATCATATCATAGTTTATAGTAATGTTACCGGGTAAATTAAATGAGAATGTTCCTAATATTCTAGCTAATTGCATTTTTGCCTTGGCTATACAATATCTAATAAACATTTCATCTTGATATAAAGCACAATCAGGAATTGTGTTATATACCTGGAATATACATGCATGGGTTGGCAATTCTCCTTGGAATCTAAACTTATGAGTTAACCTATTATATGAATATGAAATTTGTGGAAGTAATACCTGGCGTGCAGTATCAATAAAGCTTGAATTAATAACATAATACATGAGATTCTCTGAGCCTATTCCAGCACCATAAGTATCAGAATAGATAAACTTATCAATTGAAAAATCTATATCACCTGCAGAAAAAGAGTTATTTCCAAATCCACCATCTTCTCCACCAAACCCGTTCCATTCAAAAACATTATTCACTGAATATACCGTCGATGGCATTTGTACAATACCTCTTGTACTATTTACATTAGCACTTGATAAAGTATCGCTTGAGTCATCAATGCCTTTATTAAAATCTCTTTTTTGCCATGCAGTAGCAGGTAAAGCAATATACATTTCCTCTACACTGTCTTCATATATTTTATAAAAGTAATCCTTTGCACGATTGATAATTCTGGCCAGTTCATTCTTAGGAACTGTAAAGGGTATTTGACAGCCTATAGTTAGATCATCATTAATTTCTTTAATTAATGCATCTAAACAGGCCTGTGTATGCGGGTCAGAACAATTTACGTAAGACATATTCTTTAATCAATTTTTTCAACTTCAATTACCTCAGTTGATTCAGAAAAGGAAGCAAACTTTGTGGCTCTACCTTGTCTAAAGATACCACCAACCATTTCACCGCTAAATACTCCTCTATGTCCAAACACATAGCAGTTATCAACAATTACATTTCTACTAACATATGAATCCTCAACTTTACAACCAGTAACGGTACTTCCACCAAATACATTTGATTCAAATAGAGAAGCATCATGTATTTCAGAATCAAAGATATCGCAGCCTTTTATGTTTCCTTTTACTTTACATTCTACAATATCAACACCGGTGATCTCAAAACATCTTTTAAGATCGGCATCTTTAATTTGCATCTTTCCTGTATCAGAATCATAATTAATTAGACCGCTATCCATATCAGCTTTAGTCAACAATTCAAAAACCTTATCTCTTATCTTTGGATAGTACATTTGAACTATTTGCTTAGAAGACTGAAGATCAACCAATAATGTTATGTTAGGATATACTTCCTTAAACTTTTCATAGGTCTTATATGATTGAACAACACCTCTATGCTTTTCTAAAACCAGGTTTAGTCTTTTAATATCTTCTGGGCTGTACCCCGGGTTATCAAGAGTTTCATATAGTGAAGTAATAAAATGTTCCATCATTGATAAAATGGTAGAATACTTCTTTTCATAGTCTGCTCCTCCAAGGTAACGAAATTCAATATAGCCTTTAGGAATCTTTGTAAAATTTATGCCATAATATTTTTCATTTACAAACATATAGTTTTTCCAAAGAGCTCTTTCAGGCGAAGGCTGTGTCATACCACTAAGAGGTACTATAAACTTAATAGACTTAGCATAAACAGAATCCTTTCTATTAGGAAAAGCTTCATATACTTTATCTTCATCAAAGTTAAGAACAAACTTGCCAATATCAAGTTTTGTCATATTTGCAGTAGGTCCTAACTTTTTACCATCAAATGAAATGTTAACGTGAATTGAACATCTATCATTAGTTGAGCCATTTTCTCTTATCCACTTTAGCATTTTTGCTAAGATAAGTTTAGACTCAACAAAAGGTAAAGAACCGGTCACGAGTTCTATCATGCCGGTTCCACCTGAATTATCAGGTTCCATCTTAAAAACATCAGCAGTTGGAGCAAAATCGCTATGAGCTTTTTCCTCTATCCTAACCTTCTTATTAAGAGCATTTGCAACACTTTCCTTTGCTTTTTGAATATCTTCATTAGCAAAGAATTCAAATTCAAACCCTATTTTTGAAGAGTAAATTGCATTAAGTTGTTCGTTGGAATACATTCACTATCTAATTTGTTTATATATTCCAACCACAAAACGGTTAGTCAATTAATGACATTGCAATCTTTCTATCGCTTGGACTAATACTTAAGATTTTGATATTAACTTTATCACCTCTATTAATCGGAGTATCCTTTAACTTGGTTTTATGAATTAACCCGCTAATACCTTTTTCTAATTCAACAAATGCACCATACTTAGTAACCTTGGTAACGGTGCCTGATGTTACCATCATTGGCTTATATTTTTCAGCGGCATCATCCCAAATATCTTCACGAGGTCCTTGTTGCGTTAAAATTATTTTCTTATCGGAAACTATTTCCTGTACCCAGAAAGATATACTATCACCTGGCTTAATGCCGTCCCTTTCAAACAGTTGACGAGTTGTATCATCCAATACAGTATCAGGAATTAATCCAGTTAAGCATTTATTAAATTCGGCAAATACACCAAACTTAGTTGTACCGGTCACAAAACCAGTTATAGGTTGTTTAACATTTTCTCGTAAATCATCGAGTGCTGAAGGAATTAATGTCTTAAGATATGCTCGGTGAGATACAATAATAGTATTCTTTTCATCAGAGAATGATATTGGCATAACAATAAGTTCCTGGCCAACTAAAGATTCAAAATTATGTAATTTATTAAGGCCGGCCAATGATCCTGGCATAAAGCATTTTATACCACCTACCTCAACCCAGTAGCCACCATGAATAAGTTCAGTGATCTTACCGGTAAATCCAACGGTCTTATCACCAATAGATTTCATGATTTCATTGGTCTTAACTTCATCTATAGCATCAGATATTGAAGCAGTAATTATACCATGAGCGCCTGACTTAATCTTAACATTAACAATCATACCAACTTCAAGTTGGTCAAGAATTGATTTAGGCTCTTTAATTAAAGAACATGAAGCAGTATACTTTGTACCAATATCAATTAATGCACTTATCTTATTTCCATCTTTATCTTTTGTTATGGAAATAATTGAACCTTCTGTACTATATGACTGTCGAGTTTCACATAATTTGATTTGATCCTCAACAGATTCCATTAAGCCATATTGAGCTAACGCTTCAATTGCATAAGGTTCTGTACATAAAATTTTTGTTCCTTTAGGTACTCTAACTTTGAATGTTTTTGTGTCAAATGGATCATCACTGACCCTAATTGTAATTTCTTGTTCGATCATTTACTTTTTGTTAAAAGGTTAACTATAGATTATATATCCCTATTGCTAAATTTACAATATTTATACCTAGCATATATAGATTTGTTTAAATAATAATTGCTGGAGGCGATGGTACTGTTGTCGCACCTAATACCGGACCAGTTGGACCAACAGATGAAACCACTTGCCCTGGCGGTATTGTAATAGTTGCAGATTTAATATAAAGATCAATAGCAGGAGTTGCTATGGTAGCAAAGGTTTTGGCTGCAGCCTTTCTTGCTTTATCAGCAACATCAGTTCCTTGCGGACTATTTGCAATAGTTTCAGCAAAGACAAACATCGCTTTATCAAATGCCTGTTCTAATGCAAGATTTAATGTAGGTTGTACTAAAGGCATGTCTTATTTTGTTTTAACTTGTTTTTTACTTAAATGTTGTGCAGGTGTCATTGGTACAATAGGCGGACTTGTAGGAGCACCTAAGTTACCAATATGTGTATGCTGATTGAATAATTTCAAAAATGAATCACCTAATACAAGCTTTTCACTAGCACCTTGGCCTAACTCAATTGATGATGAATGATTAACAACCATATTTTCACAGTTAATGATTGCATCTTTACAATTGATTTCTGTATTATCGGTACTATTGATTATGAATTTCGCAGAATGAGTAAATGTAATGTTTCCATCATTTAACATAACAATCTTATCACCATTTGCATTAATGATTTCAACCGAATTATCTGGTTTAATATTAACCGTAGTTGGACCAGCTGCAGTCGTATAATCCATCATTAATCCTTTTTCCTCAGTAAAGAATACCTTTATACTTTCACCTTCTCTCTCATTTGTAATTTCTTCATTACCGCCACCGGTCAAACCAAATGCAGTATCATAAATTAATACATGAGAATTTTGATATGAATTTTGTATTTCGGCCTTTACCTCATCTGATGGGTATAAACTTTCATGATAAACTGGAGAATAGTAATTTCCGTTATCAAAGGTTACTCTTAGCACCGTACCTATCTTAGGAACAGAAAAAGTACCACTTCCGCTATTACTTCCACCTGATGAACTTACAGACGGTCTTGCCCATGGTAAGGCATCGGTAGGTAAAACAAAATCGCTAGTAGGATCTGCTGGATCAACTCGTTGATCCATCTTCGCATAAATACGAATACGACAACGGCCTTCAAATAGTTCATCTTCATTATCTTCAACTATTCCGACCCATTGTGTACCTGTTAAATTGTCAGCTCTTAAATCCTTTGTAGTTAATCTTCCCATTATCCAAATACATTTGTAGGTTCTAATGGAGGTGGTCCTGAAGGACCAGGTCCAAAAATATTAGATGAAGCCAATTCACTATAATTACTTCCATCATTAGGAAAAAGATTTTCAGAAGGTAATGACGAAGGAATAGCAGGTGGATTACCTAATGGGTTATCACCTAGTCTTGGACCAGAAGCATTTCTTCTATCAAGAATATTTCCAATGATTTGACCAGCACCGGCCAGTGCAGCCTGTAATGCACCTGGATTTTGTAATGCAGAGAAAACTTGGTTTCTTAAACCAAATACATTACCAAGAAGCAGTCCTTGAACTTGCGCAGCGGCTGCTTGCCTTGCTCTTTCTAATGCAGAATTTACTGCATTTTGTGCGGCTTGGGTTGCAGCATTTTTAACAAAATCTCTAAGATTACCTTTTGGTTGGTTTGTTTGGCTATCAGCTAGGCTTTGGTCATAACCTGAAAATTCGGACTGGAGTTCAATTCTCTTATAATTCCATTTCATTGAAGTTGCAGCCATCTCATTGCCACCAGCATTGGTTACCTTTTCAAATATTTTTCCACTTTCATTAATTAACCAGGTACAATCAGAAAACTTAAAAGTTATTCTAGATGTATTTTCATTTAAGAAACGATCTACATCTGTTTGTGCTAAACCAAAGTTATTCTTAGCAGAATTAATTTTTTCTAAAAATGAAATAGAAGATTTAAAGTTTCGTATTTCATAAACATCAACATAAACATCAAAGTACATTAAGTTTCTGGGAAGTACAAATCTATTGTATTGATTATCTAAAACAGCTGCTCTATATAAATTGAATAATGCACTTATCTTAAGATCTATTGCTTCAAGACATCCTATGGCTATGCCTTCTTCATCTTTGGTACCATTAAAAGGATCAAGCATATTATTTGAATTAGACCAAGCATCGGTTAAGCCTTCTATTGTCTGCCAATAATAAGGTCTAAATTGATTAACTTCACGTAATCCTTGTATAAATGATTTAAGATAAGATGCTCTAGTCGCCTCACTTATTGCATTAAGATATCCAACCGCGGATTGCCCAGAAGCTGTTAAGCCACCGTTACCGGCAGGTTCTGGTGCAGGTGTAGTTAATCCTAAAGCCCCACCAACCTGTCCTAATAGTGTATCTTCAACAGGTGGTGCCTGTGGCTCGCCGTTAGTTGCTCCGTTAAATAGAGGACTTGATATATCAAATCTTAATGAAAACCCAAGAAAGGTTGGATCATCTAATGAGGTCACACCATTTCCACTACCACTAACCGAAGTCTGCGGGGTAACAAATCTCTTAATGATATCCGTGTTACTAGTAGTCCTTCTTCTAAAAGGGTTAATAGCAGGATCATTCTTAATATTATACGATTCTGAAATTGGCATTAGGCACCTTTATTTTATTTATTTTAGGTACTTGGTACCACTTCTCTTCTTCTTAAATGTAAACGTTGTCTTAAACCACCCGGCTTAACTAAAAAGTATTCAATCCCGGTAATAACATAAAAACCTGTTAAATACTCGTTAAGAACACCATTTTCTGATGATGCGTCATTTCCTGCATTATCTTTTCTTTCTTGTCTCTTTTGAGCTCCATTTGGAGCATTTTCATCATCGGTAGATGCCATTAAGACACTTTTAACATTTGAAGCAAATTCAAAAATTTGACAATATATCCTAGTGTACCTAGATATTGCAGGATTAACCGTATCAAGTTCTAAAACCATTCCAAATTTTTCTATTTCGGCAAGATTTTGAAAATTAAGAATTGCACTGTAAGAGTATTGTGGGTGAACATTATCACCTTGAGTTCCTAAGTATTTATATTTAATCTGATCTTTTACAGGTCCTTCGGGTTCTCCGTTTGGTAATATCCGTCCTCTTGTTGCTGGAACCATTCCAGGTGTATTATCAGTCAAAGGATCTACAAATTCATTTATGAATTCTCTGGTGTTTAAATCCCAGTATTGTGTATATCTTCTATACCCATTATCTTTACTTACCTGACCGCTCTTATTAATTTGCTGATACATCGAAATGTATCCTGCAGTACCTTGCATTTGCATCATATTACTTAGCAAGTTAGGAAATGGATATTCTGATTTTTCAGGAGATGAACCCATAGTGTCGCCTGCGTTTCGTGAATACATAAGAGAAGCCTCAAGATCAGTATCAGTCATATTGAACATTCTATTAACTTCAACTAGTGTTAGATTATAATAAGGGTCTATATATGTTGTTAAAAACGAGTCATCATCAAGATATGCATTAGAAGTAATGTCACGAATAAATTTTTCTGATGTATCATAAGGATTAGTCCAAACTTGTTGATCTACAGTGTCTTCGATGTTTGATGCATATCCTAACTTTAATCCTTCTGCTATTTCCAATAAAGCATTCCAACTTGTAGCATTTTTATATTCAACCTTTTCAGTAAAAAGATTAGGAACATTCATTCTGCCTTCTATCATTAATTGGCTTGAACTATTTGTTGAACCGCCACCCCCAAGAGGTTTAATATTTTCAACTGTAAAATCAATTCTAATAGGTTTAAAAGTGGTTTCATCGCCGGCAGATCTTATATAGACCTGAATAATATCACCGTCCTTTGGATAATGCCTAGCGGTAAATAAACCATCTATATCAAAAAAAGAAAATCTACAGGTTGGATAAAATCCGGTACAATCTAGTTCAAACATATTTAGCCTGCCATCACCGATGTCATATTGGTTTACTCTGATGATAGGTAATATCGTACTAAACTTAGATAGCGGTTCTTTAATAGCAGATCCATCTGAGTTGTCAGTACCACTTTCTACATCAATAATAGCTAATTCATCCAATACAATAGTAGGCTTGACAATTGATAATATGTTTCTTTCAACTGCTGACATTACTTATTAGATATGGTTTGATCGTTTGAATTAATAAAGGTGTTTCTTGAAGGTAAATTTGCACCTAGCTTAATCTGACCTGCTTCATAAACCTTTGCCACCTCTCCAGGCTGTAACATATTAGGAGGCAATGGTGTTGTTACACCAGCAGATCTTCCTTGTGCTTTTTTAGCCAATCTTTGTATTCTTGATTGATCTTTTTCGCTTTGTCTTCCAGTATCTATGTATGGTAATTGTGGTGTAGTGGGGCGTGAAGCAGGATTTGGTCTTTGATAAACTAAATCTTCCCTTGTCAAATTAGGTATAACTAATATATCCCCTTCTTGTACTGAAAATGGATTAAAGATACCATTAACTACACATATTGCATCTATGTATTCACCGGTACCAAAATAAAGAACAGATATTTTATCAATTCTCCCAACTTGATCTGGCATCACATAATGTAATGATCTGATACCTAAGTCTGAATCATAGATAAATGAAGGAGCTGTCAAATCATAATAGAATTCGCCAGTCCTTTCATCTACTAAACTATTTTTAAGTGTTAATGATTTTATGTTCATCTAATTATCTTTTTATGAATCAATTATCATTGATATTACATTTTCTACATAACTTCCTGGATCAACATTAGGTTGCGCCGGATTTGTTTTTGGTGTACCTTTTTTATCTTTTGAAAGGTTTCCAATGTCTTTATTCTTTACATCACCAGCCTGTGCACCTGATTGCGTTTTTTCCAATTTAACCGTTCCGGTCTTAATTGCACCCATTGTTGCAACATCAACACCTCTTAGGTTTAAAATGTCTTTGGTATTTGCAGCGGATGCATATATTCTGCCACGCCCACCGTTAAACATATTTTCTATATCACCTTTATCTCTAGGCTTACCATGTTTAAGATCTACTTCAAATTTAACTTCCATTGGAAAATCATCAATTCCTAATCCTTGCCCTAATGTCATAGTAGCATTATCACAGTACATGTTACCCATCATAACTATAGGATTAAGAGGGTTACCTACGGTAAGATGCCAATCGCCTGTAGGCTCTCCACTGACCATGGCCTTTGTTGCCTGAACACCGCTTACCGCCCCAACATTCTCACTAAGAAATCCACCTAGCATATTTCCTAATAAAGTTTTACCAACCTTTATGATTCCTTCAATTCCATTTTCTAAATTAAAATTTCCATTTCCTCCACCAAACACCTTCTTAAAGCCGTTATCAACATCTTTTACGACACTTCCTATATACCCAGCAAAATCGCCGTTTCTTAATTTAGCAATATCACCGAATTGACTAGCAACATATCCTGATGCTCCATAATATCTATGGCCACCACCAAACCATTGTCCGTTATTTGTTGACATGGTTAACATATTACTTATAATGTCAATCATTGCAATTTTAGGATTAACATAGTTTAGTGATTTGAGCTCATATTCAAAATTAAGCTTAATATCATTACTAAATTTAATTCCTCTATCTCTAACATTAGTTTGATTAACAACATTAACTGGCCCTATGACAAAATTTGCATAAGTAGTACCAAAGCGATCAGTACCATCTGCATACTGCTGTCTTCTAAATTTTTGACCAGCACTGATTCCTTTAAATGCATCAGCTGCAGCCTTTCCAACATTAGGTAACTTATCATAGAATGGCTGTTGTGTATAGCCACCATCGCTACTCTGTACACTCTCCATATCTGTTGTTATATCCTTCCATGATAGCCCATAAGAAAACTTAAGAATGTCATCTAGTTTATTACCTGCAGTTTCACCTAAATAAGTTACCGCAGTAACACCCGCAACCTGAGTAGCATCAACAGATTCTATTATAAGTGTTTCCCCTTCCTCTGTTCCAGGTCTAACAGTTAAATCAAATATGTTATCATTTACTGGCATTGGAAATCTTCTTAAAGTAATAAGATGATTTACCGGTATTTGTTTATAATATTTAAGATAAAGAAAGTCAGCAGCCTTATACCCAATTTTAGGATAATGTTGATCAAAGAATGAAATTATCTTAGAAACCGAAATGTGTCTAGCATCATACCCACCCATCAATCTATTAGGGGATGTATTGGAAGAAGTAGGATCATTAGGTCGATCCATAAAATCAGCAAAAATATCACCCGTTAATCCCCCGTATAAGCCCCTGTAATTAAATAGTGCATATTCATTAAAAAGGGATCTAGGAATCATAGTTTCGCCCATTCCTTTTGGCACCGTATATGCATCGCCAACAGCACGTTCAACATAAAAGTTTTTTGTAGCCTCAGTTAATACATCACTAGCAAAACCTCTGGAATCACCACCAAAGACCCCGAGTGGAGTTGCTTGATTTGAATTAGGATTAGGAGGTGAGGCGCCGTTGAGCCCCAAAATGTTTGTTCTACCCACGTTAGGTTATCTATTTTTTCTATATATTTAATTGAGGCTGGCTAGATACTTGTTAATATCTATTTTGGACCTTTCAAATTTATCGGCCCAGCCTTTCTTAAACCTATTATCAAATTCCTGAGTACTATCCAGAGAAAATGATCCTTTAAGAAAAGGTCTAACTGCATTTTCCCTTATTTCTTTAAGGTTCTTTGAAATGATATAAAATTGAACCTTTTCAAACAGTTGTTCTAAATCGACCTTTGTCTTTGTACACATAACAGATTCTACAATAACATAGAATCTCTCCATGTCCTCTAGATTAAATCTCTCCTCAAGAGATCTGGTTGTTTTAAAGTCTTCTTTCTTAAGAGGCATTTTTCTAGCACGATTATCAAATTCATATCTAAAGTTCATATCA